AGCGGCGATGGCCCTGTTGATCTGGGGCGGCGACCTGCGCATCATCAGCACCCACGACGGCGACGACAACCCGTTCAACCAGTTGATCAAAGACACGCGGGCCGAGCGCTTTCCGTACAGCGTCCACCGGTTCACTTTTGGCGAGGCGCTGGCCGAGGGTCTGTACGAGCGCATCTGCCTGCGCACGGGCGAAGCCTGGAGCGCCGAGGGGCAAGCCGCCTGGGAGGCCAAAATCCGGGCCAACTATGGCGATGACGCCGAGGAAGAGCTGGACTGCGTGCCCAAGCACGGCAGCGGCGCCTTCCTGACCCGTGAGCTGGTCGAGGGCCAGATGCGCCAAGGCTGGCCGGTGCTGCGCGACCAACGCGCCCCAGCTTTCACTTTTGAGCCTGAAGAGCGCCGAATCTCGACGATTCTGGGCTGGTGCGAGGACAACCTCAAGCCGCTGCTGGACGCCTTGCCCAAGCATGAAACCAGCTTCCTGGGCGGCGACTTTGCGCGCACGGGTGACCTGAGCGCCTTTTTCCCGCTGCTGCAGCGCCAGAACCTGAGCCGGTACTGCCCGTTCGTGGTGGAGCTACGCGGCATGCCGTTTCGCCAGCAACTGCAGTTGCTCTGGTACATCCTCGACCGGCTGCCGCGCTTTGTCGGTGCCGGGCTGGACGGGCGCGGCCTAGGCTCGCAAATGGCCGAAGAGACGGCCCAAAAATACGGCCCCACACGCATCCTGTGCGTCATGGCCACGCAGCCCTGGTATCTTGAGCATCTGCCGCCCTACAAAGCCGCGTTTGAAGACCGGCTCATCGAGCTGCCGATGGACGCCGACGTGCTGGCCGACCACCGGGTGCCTAGAGTCATCAAAGGCATCCCGCAGATTCCAGAGCTGCGCACCCAGGACGCGCAAAAGAAAAAGCGCCACGGCGACACCTTCATTGCCGGGTCGCTGGCCTGGTTTGCTAGCCGCACGCTGGCCGGACTCGGTGACTATGCCTATGAAGGCGCGCCACCGAGCCACAGCCGCTGGGATGCGCCCGCCAATGACCGCGACAGCGACCTCGACCGCGATCTGGGCAGCTCCCAGCGCGGTGCCTGGTAAGCCGCCCATCTAATAAGAAAGACCTGCATGGCCATCCTTGACCAATTCGGCAATCCGATTGAAAGCGCCCGCCTGGAAGAACCGCAGACGGCGCGCCTGGCGCAGCTGCGCCACGAATTCGACAACCACCCCAGCCGGGGCTTGACGCCGCCGCGCCTGGCCAACATCCTGCAAAGCGCCGAACAGGGCGACCTGACGGCCCAGCACGAGCTGTTTGCCGACATGGAGGAAAAGGACGGCCACCTGTTCAGCGAGCTGCAAAAACGCCGCATGGCAGTGCAGCAGCTCGACTGGGCCATCGTGCCGCCGAAGAACGCGACAGCGGCAGAAAAGGCCGACGCCGAGTTTGTCTGCGAGACGCTGGAGGCGATGGAGGACTTTGGCGACGTGCTGTTTGATATGACGGACGGCATTGGCCACGGCTTTGCGCCGCTGGAAATGAGCTGGGGCCGGGTGGATGGCTGGGATGTTCCGGTCAAGATCAAGCACCGGCCTCAAGGCTGGTTCAAGACAGCTTTAAACCCTGACATCAGCCGCAACGAGCTGCGCCTGCGCGACAACACCGCCGACGGCGAGCGGCTGTGGGAGTTTGGCTGGCTGATGCACCAGCACCGGGCGCGCAGCGGCTATGTGTCGCGCTCTGGCCTGTTCCGGGTGCTGACTTGGCCGTTTTTGTTCAAGAACTACGCGGTGCGCGACCTGGCCGAGTTTCTGGAAATCTACGGCCTGCCGCTGCGCTTGGGCACGTACAACGCCAGCGCCACCAAAGAGGACAAGGCCACGCTGCTGCGCGCCGTAGTGGGCATTGGACACGATGCAGCGGCCATCATCCCGCAGGGCATGATGATCGACTTCAAGACCGCCGCCCAAGGCGACCACAAGACGTTCGACGCCATGATCAGCCTGATGGAGCGCACGATGTCCAAGGCCATCTTGGGCGGCACGCTGACCAGCGGCGAAGGCACACACGGCAGCCAGGCGCTGGGCAATGTCCACAACGAAGTGCGCAAAGACCTGCGCGATGCCGATGCCAAGCAACTGGCCGCCACGCTGACCCGCCAGTTGATTTACCCGATTTTGGCGCTGAACAAGGGGCTGGCTGATCCTCGCCGCTGCCCGCGCCTTGTGTTTGACACCCAGGAGCCGGAGGACATCAAGCTCTACAGCGAGGCCATGCCCAAGTTTGTGGGCATGGGCATGCGCATCAAGCGCGCATGGGCACACGAAAAGCTCAAAATCCCGATGGCCGATGCGGGCGACGAGGTACTGCAGCTGGCTCGCCCAGAAATGACGGTGCCGCCCGAAGACCGCCCGGCGGTCAATACGGGCGCGCCGCCCAGCGCCAGACTCAAGGCCCAACCACCGCTGGCGCCGGTTGCCGGTGCCGGTGAAGGCGACGAGCTGGACGACCTGAGCGCCGAAATGCAGGGCGACTGGCAAGAAGTGCTGGGAGAGACCCTCAAGCCCATCCAGACTGCGCTGGACAGCGCCAGCAGTTTGCAGGAGTTCCGCGATTTGCTGGAGGGCGCGTTGAGCCAGGTTGACCCGGTAAAGTTGGTCGAAATGCTGGCGCGTGGCCAGTTTGCGGCGAGGGCGTGGGGCCAGCTCAACCAGGTCAAGAAGCCAGGCGCGTGATGATGCTCAAAATAAGGGGCGTTTTAAGGCGTTTTTCTGGGACGGGGCTACAGACCCCTAGGATTTTTCCGTGCGAGGCGGCTAAACGGGTCTTAAATGCCTTGGCTTGCGAGTTGATCCGCAAGCTCAGCTGCACCTGCGGCCGGATTGAGGGATCGCTGCATTAAATGGCTAAAAAGTTTGATTTGAAGCCTTTGCTGAAAGCCGTCAACCCGGAAGAAGCCATCAACTTTTTCCGCCAGAAAGGCTTTCGCATCAGCTTCGACTACCGCGATGTCTGGCAGCAGGAGCATCAGGCGGCTTGGACGGTCGCAAAAGCCATGCAGCTGGACCTGCTGACCGAGATCCGGTCCTTTGTCGATGCGGCCATTGCCGATGGCACCACGCTGGCCACATTTCAAAAGGCGCTGATGCCGCGCCTGGTCAAGCGCGGCTGGTGGGGCAAGAAGGAAATGGCCGATCCGCTCACCGGCGAAACCAAGCTGGTGCAGTTGGGCAGCCCAAGGCGGCTGGAAACCATTTATGACACCAACCTGGCCACGGCTTACAGCGAGGGCCAGTGGGAGCGTATCCAGCGCAACCAGGCGCTGTTCCCATTTTTAGAATATGTGCGCAGCGCCTCAATGAACCCGCGCCACACGCACCTGGCCTATGCCGGGCTGGTGCTGCCCGCCGATCATCCGTTCTGGCAAACGCACTATCCGATCAAGGAATGGAAGTGCAAATGCACGGTCATCCAGCACACGGCCCCCATGCTTGAGCGTGAGGGCCTGAAGGTGGGCACCGCGCCGCCCGAGGTGATGCGCGAAATGGTCAACAAGCGCACCGGCGAGATCATGCAGGTGCCGACCGGCGTGGATCCGGCCTTTCACTACCCGCCGGGCGGGCGCCGGGCGCACCTGGAACAGATGCTCCAGGACAAGACCGACGCATTCAAGTCAGAGAAATAAACGTCAATTGACGAATGCAAATTGACAAATTGCGCAATTCGTCAATTTGTTAATTCGGCTATCGGCCCAAAAGACTTTAGTAGTCTCATGGGCGCCGTTGCGGGAGCATTGGCGCCTCATGACGATCAAAGCAAAACCCCGCAAGTCCAATATCGCCGCGCTGACATTCCAGGTCGGCGCAGGCGCGGGCGCTGAAGTCCAGCTGCTGCCCGCTGGCGAATTCAGCCCCATCGACGGGCGGCCTACCCCGTGGGGCACCTGGAAGCTGACCGAGTCCAACGCACCCGTCGTGGTGGCGCTGGCAAACCAGCGCATCAACGAATTCGTCATTGACTACGAACACCAGACTCAGCTTGCGGATACCAATGGCCAGCCCGCCCCCGCCGCTGGATGGTTCAAGACACTGGAGTTCCGCCCCGGAAATGGGCTGTGGGCCATCGACGTGCGCTGGACGGCGCGCGCCAGGCAGTACATCGAAGCTGAAGAATACAAATACATCAGCGCCGTGTTCGATTTTGACGAGAAAACGGGCGTCGTCCTCAAGTTGCTGTGCGCGGCCCTGACGAACAACCCCGGCCTGCACGGCATGGATGCCGTCCAGCTCGCCGCCCTCACCGCACGCTTTTCTATGGCCGACACCGACCCGGCCCGCCTTCAGGTCGATAACCCCCCGGAGAAATTACCAATGAATCCAGTTTTGAAGGCGCTGCTGGCAGCGCTCGGACTGCCCGAAACCGACGCGACGACTGCCGAGCAAGCCGTCGCCGCCGTGGAGGCGCTCAAAGCCAACGCCACGGCGATGTGTAAAGAAAACGCCACGCTCAAAAGCGCGGGCAACCCTGACCCGAGCAAATGGGTCGCGCTGGACAAGTTCACCGAGCTGAGCACCCAGGTCGCCCAGCTCACGGCCAGCCACGGCGAGGGCGAAATCGACAGGCTGCTCACCGATGCTCGCGCCCAAGGCAAATGCTCTGCTGTGGTCGAAAGCGTCTGGCGCGACGTGGGCCGCCAAAACATTGCCCAGCTCAAAGCACTGATCGACAAGACCCCCGGCAACCCGGCGCTGACCGGCCAAAGCCAGACCGATGGCAAAAAGCCTCTCTCGACAGATCCAGCAGCCGCCACTGAACAAGAAGTGGCCATGTGCAAGGTGATGGGCATGACCCTCGAACAGTTCCGCGCTGGCGCGTAAGGAGTCAACACGATGACCGCAATCACAACAGAACGCGACACCCAGCGCCGCCTCGGCAGCATGGCGGCTTACCCCGTGCTGGCCTCGACCAAGGTGTTGGCTGGCACGCTGGTGGTGCTGACCGCCGCCGGTTACGCCCAGGGAGGCGCCGTGGCTACGACTCTCAAAGCCGTGGGCATGGCGCAAGAAACCGCTGACAACACCGCTGGCGCCAGCGGTGACATCAAGGTCACTGTGCGGCGCGACGGCTGGTTTCACTTTTTCAACAGCGCGGCGGGCGACCTGCTCACGATCGCCGACATCAGCGCCAGTTGCTACATCGTGGACAACCAGACCGTCGCCAAGACTGACGGCACTGGCACCCGCAGCGTGGCGGGAAAGGTGCGCGACGTTGACGCCACTGGCGTCTGGATCGAATTCGTCTAACCCCTTCTCAATCCTGGAAAAATCATGATCATCAATCCAAGCAACCTGCTGTTGCTGAAACAGGGCTTCAACGCCTCTTTCAAAAACGCTTTTGGCGCCGTGGCCCCAATGTGGGACAAGCTCGCCATGAAGGTGCCATCGACGACCTCTGAAGAGGTGTACGCCTGGCTGGGCGCCAACACCAAGCTGCGCGAGTGGATTGGCGAGCGCGTTTACCAAAATCTCAAGACGCACGGCTACACGATCAAGAACAAGACCTTCGAGGGCACGGTCGTGGTGCCTCGCGAGGCTTTGGAAGACGACCAGTTCGGCGTTTACACACCCCTGGTGGCCCAGATGGGCCAGGATGCCAAGTCGCACCCAGACGAGCTGCTGTTCGCCCTGATCGCGAGCGGCATCTCGACGCCCTGCTACGACGGCCAGTATTTCTTTGACACGGATCACGCGGTCGGCCTCCAGGGCTCGGAAGTCAGCGTCAGCAACTACACCAGCGCCGGTGGCAACAACCCTTGGTATCTGCTGGACACCAGTAAGGTGCTCAAGCCGTTCATCCTGCAGACGCGTCGCGACTATGCGTTCGTGTCCAAGACTGGCTTGACCGATGAAAACGTGTTCAACAAGAACGAGTTCGTCTTTGGTGTCGATGGCCGGCTCAACGTCGGCTTTAGCCTGTGGCAGCAAGCCTATTGCAGCAAGGCGTCTTTGGACGAGGATGGCTATAGCGCTGCCCGCCAAGCCATGATGAGCTTCAAATCCGATGCTGGCAAGCCGCTGGGCATCATTCCAAACCTGTTGCTTGTTGGCCCAACCAATGAAAAAGCAGCTCTGAAAGTTGTCACAGCCGAGCGTCTGGCCAACGGCGCCGACAACATCTATCGCAACAGCGCAACGGTGGTGACCTGCCCCTGGTTGCCTTGAGCGCCACCCCACTGATCAACTTCTGGAGAACTACCCAATGGCAACCGTTAAAAAAGAACTGGCCGCAGGCCCGGCCGACAAGGGCCTGAAAGTGACATCGCGCCCGCCCAGCTTTCGCCGGGGCGGCTTTGCCTTCAGCGGCGAGGCCAGCATCATCCCGCTGAGCGAGCTGACGAAAGAGCAGGCCGAGTCCATCAAGGCGGACGCCAACTTGGTCTGCCAGCTGGTGGACATCAAGCCGGAAAAAGAAGCAGGCAAGCCGGAAAAAGACGGCGACAAGACCTGAAGCGGGCCTGAAACACCATGACCTACGCCACCGCCACCGACATGCTGACCCGCTTCGGCGCCTCGGAAATTGCCCAGCGCATCGACCGGGGCGTGCCGCGCCTCGTCACGGCCCAGCTCATGCAGGATGCAGCCGCTGGCGCCAGCCTGGCCGCTTACCCGCTTGAGTCAGCCGGGCGCGCCCAGACGGCGCTGGTGGTGCTGCAGCGCGCTTTGCAAGACGCCGATGACACGATCAACGGCTATATCAGCGCCCGCTACACCCTGCCGCTGGCGCCGGTGCCTGCCGTGCTGCAGCGGGTGGCCTGCGAGCTGGCCCGCTTCTATTTGTATGACGACCAGGTGACTGAGCCGATCAAGGACCGGCACGCCGCCAATGTGAAGTGGCTGGGCGAGGTGTCAAGGGGCACCGTCAGCCTGGGCGCCGACGCGGCCAGCGGCGTGCAGCCGGTCAGCAGCGCCGGGGCTGAGCTGGTGACCAGCGCCCCGGTCTGGAAGCGCGAAAACAGCCGGAGCTTTCTGTGAGCGGCGTGATGATTGAGACGCGGGTCGATGGCATTGACCCGCTGGCAAAGGCCTTGTTGCGCATGCACGCGCTGGGCCAGCGCCCCAGCCCGATCTGGGATGCCATTGGCCAGTATGGCGAGAGCAGCACCCGGCTGCGCTTTGCCCGGCAAGTTGGCCCGGACGGCCAGCGCTGGAAACCCAGCAAGCGCGCACTGAAAACGGGCGGGCAGACTTTGCGGCTCAAGGGCCACCTGCTGGGAAGTATCAGCTACCACGCCAGCAACCGGGGCGCTGAGTGGGGCACGAACAAGGTCTATGGCGCCATCCACCAGTTCGGCGGCAAGATCAACAAGCTGGCGTTTTCCTCGACGTTGCGCTTGCGCACCGGCAAGGGCGGCGCGCTGCTGCGGCAAAAAGACCATGCCAACCTGTCGGTGTTCGCCAGGAAGTCGCACAAGCAGGCGGTCGAGCGCCGCTACACCGTGGGCGCGCACGCGATCACCATGCCAGCGCGTCCCTTCCTGGGCGTCAATGCCGAGGATGGCCGCGAAATCCTCAGGCTCGCCGAGGCGGCGGTTGACCTGTCCGCCCGCAACCAGGGAGGAACTCCGTAATGCTCGGACACGCTGAAGACGCCCTGATTGCCCGGCTGAAGGGCCACCGCGACATTGCGCTCCTGGTGCGCACTGTGGGCACCCTGCCCAAGGTGCCCGAGAAAGAGCTGCTGCAGCGCTATTACGCTGATGCGCCTGCTCTCTATATAGTGCCTGGCCGTTTTACGGTCAGGGACAGCCAGGCCACGATGATCTTCACCGTCGCCGGTGTCGTGCGCAATGTGGCTGGACAGGAACAGGCTCGTAAGGGCGACGGCATCGACATCGGCTGCGATCACTTGGTGACGCTGGCCATCCGGGCGCTGCACGGCCAGCGCATTGGCGACTGCGGCTGGTCGGTGACCGGCGGCGAGATGATGGATGACGAGCTTTTTGACGCCGCTGGCATTGCTGCCGTTGAAATCACGCTGGAGAGCACGCCCGTCGAGCTGGATTACGACTACGGCGCGGCCCAGATCGCGCAGCTTCCTGGCGCTGGCGCTGGCGCCGGTGGCGGCGCTGACAGTGAGGTGGGGGACTTCACCCGCTTCCACGCCGACATTGATTTGCCGCCCAATGCGGGCGCGCTGGAGTACGCCAGCTGGCTGGCCGAACCCCCGATTTACACAAACAGCCGCCCCGATGCCGACCTGGACGTGCAATTACCTGGAGCAACTCCCTGATGGACCGCATTTTTATCAAACCCGCAAAGCCCGAACTGAAGGTGCGTAAGCCGGTCAACGGCTATCTGGCCGCCGAGGGCGAAGAGGTCAACGCCGACAGCTACTGGCTGCGCCGCAAGGCCGATGGCGACGTAGTCGAAGCCGCCCGCCCGGCAGACGCTGCCGCGCCGCAAGTCGCCAAGGCAAGCAAACCCAGTATTTAAGGAGCATTTATGCCTGACAACATCACGTTTTCGACAATCCCTATCGACGTTCGCACGCCGGGTCAATACCTCGAAATTGACAATACCAAAGCCGTCACGGGCCTGCTGTCCATGAACCGGCGTATGCTGTTTGTCGGCAACAAGCTTGTCACCGGCACGGCTGCAGCAGCTACCTTGCACCGCATCAACAGCCCTGCCGAAGCGGCCACGCTGTTCGGGCGCGGCTCGGTGTTGCATGAAATGCTGGTGCTGGCGCGCGCCGCCAACACGACCAGCGACATCTGGGCAATGGGCCTGGCCGACGATGCGGGCGGCACGGCGCACACCAAGACCGTCACCGTCACCGGCCCGGCCACGGCTTCGGGCACGCTGGCGCTGTACATCAACGCGCACAAGCTGAGCGTTGGCGTGACTTCGGGCGACACGGCCACCGTGATCGGCGCCGCCATTGCCGCCACCATCAACGCCTGGGCCGATGGCCCGATGACCGCTGCAGCGGTGGCAGGCGTGGTGACGCTGACGGCGCGCCACAAAGGCGCCTTCAGCAGCGACATCGACGCCCGGCTCAACTACTACCCAGACGACCGCGTGCCGGACGGCGTGGCCGTCACGATTGCAGACGCCACGGCGGGCGCCGGAAACCCTGACGTGGCGGCGGCGCTGGCCGCGATCAGCCTGGAGGCGTACTACACCATCGTGACGCCGTACAACGATGCCAGCAATGTGACCAAAATTGAAACCGAGCTGGCTGCGCGCTGGGGCGGCATGGACATGCGCACCGGGCACCTTTTCTGCGGCCTGAAGGGCACGCATTCGGCGCTGACAACTTACGGCTCGGCGCGCAACAGCCCGCACAGCACGGTGCTGGGCCTCAAGAGCGCGCCCTCGCCCACCTACCACTATGTGGCCGTGCTGGCCGCAGTGTGCGAGCTGAGCGGCGCCATCGACCCGGCCCGGCCATTCCAGACGCTGGCGCTGCCCGGCATCCTGCCACCCGCCGAGGCGGATCGCTACACGCGGCCCGAGCGCGACCTGCTGCTGCGCGATGGCATCAGCACCTTCTTGGTCGATCAGGGCGGCAATGTGCTGATTGAGCGCGTGGTGACCACGTACCAGGTCAACGCCTACGGCATCGACGATGTGAGCTACCTGGACCTGGAGACGAAGTGGACGGTGGACTACATCCGCTTTGCGTTCCGGGCGCGCATTGCCCTGCGCTTTCCGCGCCACAAGCTGGCCGACAACGGCACCAGCTTTGCGCCGGGCCAGGCCGTGGCCACGCCGAACGTGATTCGCGGCGAGCTGCTCGACGTGGCGCGCCAGCTGGAGCTGGCTGGCCTCCTCGAAGGGTTTGACCAGTTCAAGGACCAGTTGTTGGTGGTGCGCAGCGATGCCGACCGAAACCGGGTCAACGCCGTGCTGCCGCCGAATGTGGTCAACCAGTTCCGCGTGTTTGCCGCGTCGGTTCAATTCATTCTTTAGGAGTCCAAATGGCACAAGTAGCGGGAAGAGTTTTTATTTCGATCAGTGGCAAGCGGCTGCGCAGCAAAGAAGGCGCCAGCCTGGAAACAGGCGGCATCGAGCGCGAAGCGGTGGTAAGCGACAGCGGCGTGGACGGCTTCATGGAAAAGGAAACCGCGCCCAAGGTGGACTGCAAGGTCAGCTTGACGGATGAAATCAAGCTCAAAGACCTGCAAGCCTTTAAGAATGGCACGCTGGTGTTTGAAACCGACACGGGCCGGGTGTACACGCTGACCGGTGCCTGGTGCGCCAAGCCGCCCAAGCTGGAAAAGGGCGAGGTGACGTTGGAGTTTGGCGCCGTCGAGTGCCTGGAAGGCTGACCGCGCCACGCTCATGACCCAAGCCGCCCACGGGCGGCTTTTCCCACTGAAGCAGGTGCTTCAAAAAACAGCCTTTAAACCCTGGAAAAAACCATGAACGAATCTGGAACCATCACCAAGCAATTGCCCAAGCCCTGGCGCGTGGGCGGTCAGGATGCCGCCGACATCGAAATGCGTGAGCCCACGGTGCGCGACCTGGTCGAGGCCGAGAAAGAAGCCAATCCGGCAATGGGGCCGAACGCTTTTAACGTGGCGCTGGCCTGTCGCACGATGGTGCGCGCTGGCACCTACACCGGCCCGTTTGCGCCGGGCCAGTTCAGCGGCATGGGCTCGCGCTCCTGGTTTGTGGTGCGCGATGCGATGCAGGAAGCTGAAGCGTTGGGGGAAGCCTAGCCGCCCGCGCCGGGCTGCTGCGCATGCAGGTCGCCCTGATTGCGCGGGAGCTGCACTGGAGCCGGGCGGAAATACTGGCCCTGCCGGTGGCCGAATTCAACGCCCACATCGAATTGTTGACACGAGAACCTGAGAAGCCCTGATCATGAGCATGTACACCGTCGGCGTGAGGATTATTGGCTCGGCTGCAGGCCTGATTCGGGCGGCTAGGGATGCGCTGGCGCAGACCCGGCAGCTTGGCAATGGGACGACTCAGGAGTTCAATCGGATGGCGCGGGCGCGCTCGCTACTAGGCGTGCGCTCTGAGCATGAAGTCCAGCGGGAGATTTCGCGCACACAGGCGGCCTACAACCGGATGGCCCGCGCTGGGACGATGAGCCTGAACGAGCAGCGCCGCGCCGCCGCCGCGCTGCGCGGCGAGGTCGAGCGCCTGGGCAACGAGATGGGGCGGCTCAGTGGGCGGCAGCGGGCGATGCGCGGCTTCACGGTGGGGGCGGCTGGCGCTGTGGGCATCGGCGCCGCCGGTTACGCCCTGTCGGGACCGGCGCAGAAGGCGATGAGCTATGACCAGCGCTTGTCGGACATGGCCAACACGGGTTATGCGGAACGCGATGCGAACGGACGGCGCGCCGGCAGACAGGAAATGGAAGCCGAATTGAACAGGGCGCGGGGCTATGGCGGTGGCACCCGTGATCAAAACGCCGAAGCCCTGAACACCATAATTGCCTCGGGGGTGGTGTCCAGAAAGGATGCCTTCAAGATGCTGCCGGGGATCATAAAAGCCAGCACGGCATCGGGCACAGATGCCAACGACCTGGCGATGATCGGCATCCGGGCTACACAGACCTTCGGGATCAAGGCCGAAGAGGTGGATGCCATCTTGAGTGCAGCAATGAAGGGCGGGCAGGCGGGCGGCTTTGAGCTGAAGAACA